CTTCAGTTACCTCTTCAGTTACTTCTTCAGTAATATCATCACTCGATTTTTCCACAGGTTTTTCCATTCCATCTTTAATTTCAGACATTTCTTTTTCCTCTTTTATTTTTGTAAAAAACAACAGTATCAGTCCTCCTATGACTCCGCAAAATCCTAGTGTTAGCGATACTGCAATCGCTATTCCTTCAAGAATACTTCCCCCTCCACCCAATTCGAACGAAAGGGCGCCATAGCACAGTAAAGGGATTGCTAGTCCTAGCACAATAAGTGCTTCTTTATTTCCTTTAATCTTTTCAATCTTCATCGCCCTTGTCCTCTCTTTTTTACTGCATCAAAAAACTTTTGGTATTGGTAATATTCCTTTAGTGCTTGTTCTACTTCTTCATCAGTTACAAAATTATTAGGGATGTTGTACCTGCCTACGATGGAAAACCAACAAGGATTACGAAACCAATCAATTGATTCAAGCAAAAGTTGCATAGTTCTCATAACTCGCCATGGAAATATAGAGTTTTTTTTGTCGTAATCTTTACTCATCGACCTTGACCGCGATAGCGCAAAGAACCCCGCATTCTGCGCGTGTGTTTGTTCATCGTTGAGGTAGCGATATTTCTGTTCCTGGACTGACAAGTCTTTTTAGGAGACTTGTGTTCGTTCATCTTGGTTGGTTGTCTAAATGCTCTCATTGTTTTCTCTATCAGCACATTCCAACGCCATATCGGTTGCTTCCGCAACCGCCCGCAAAATTACGGCCATTACTTGCGCAGTTTGTTCGTGACTTTTAGCGAAGGACAAATGCACTAATGCCAGGTTATAAAACAAGTCATGGGTTGCTTCCCACGGGTTGAAATCTTTACTCTCACTCTCTTTCTCTTTTAATTCTATGTAAAAATCCATGGCTCTAAATATCGCCCTTTCTCCCGCCGAGTATTTAGGATTGTCACTCATTCTAATAGACACTACTTTTTTTTCTTTGCTCATATTGTATTTGTCCAGTCTTGATTGTTACGCCACTGGCGGATCAGGTCCTTATCCACGCGCGTGTTCTGTTTGATTAAAGCCTTCGAGCATTCCTCAATGGCTTTTTCCTTGCCGTATTTGGCTTCGATGTCGGGATCGTAAGTCACGTCCACATCGTATAGCATCAGTTTAACTTGTCCCATGAGTGTTCCCCTTTTTATCTAATTCCAGCTCTAAATGCAACGAAGTATTGGCGGCATGTTCGTAAGCCTGGCGTACTTTGGGTGGCATTTCCTGGTCTTGGTAAGTCTTTTCCAGGGATTGAGTAACGCGGTTGATGGCGAGCGTGGCCAAGCGTTTGGTGTTGTCGTTCGATTTCATAATTCTCCTGTTAATAAAGTGAGGCATTTTGTTTATTAGGAAGATGCCCCGAACTCCCCGACCGGAGACTGTTACCTAAAAAGGCATATCCGAATCGTCCTCTCCTTCGTCAGCTGCGGTGTCTGCCGCTGCCTCTTTAGGAGCTGAATCCTGTTGCAGTGGTCGAAAATTGGCAATGGTGTTGGAATCGGGATAATCTGCATCATCACTCTTCTTGATCTTCACCGTGGCCGTGAACGGTACTTGCATTTGATCGGCAATACTTTCGCCGTTCAACGGATCGTTGCCGTCCGCACCCGTGGCGATACGCCACTGCTTGAGTCTCGACAAAGCCACCTGATTATTGAGTACAAAATACTCAAAGATCAAACGGTTTTGGTACTCGGGTCCCAAAATTTTGAAAGCCACCTTCAGCATCTTATTGCCTTGTTTGGACTCGCCTTGTTCCCAGGTATCAGCTTGGGCTTCGTAAATGCCCTCGGGGAAGGCTCCAAACTCACCACCCTGAACTTCGACTCCTTCCAGTTCTACATTAAAATTATCACTCATCTTTAGTCTCCTTTATATTAAGTGCTTCTTTATACGCGTTATAAAACGCATCCCATTCGAGCGGCAGTTTCTTTGGTAAGGCTACCCGTGACTTCGCGTCATAGGCAGCACTGAACTGTGTAAACAGCGCTCTTTTTCCGTAACTCACCGCCCTGGCTTTCTCATTAAAGCCTTTGCCCGCTGAAGTCGTAGAGACTTCGTAGTTGGCAAAGAAATTAAAATCCACCCAGTTGCGAATGAGATTAGAAATCTTTTTGTGCGTGGTCAATTCCCAGCGGTCGTAAGGTTCGCGCTCGGGATCTGCATAAATTCTTATGGCCGCATGTGAAATTAAGATAATGTTCATCTTTTTAACGTGTTGCAGTCGATCCAACAGACGCAACAGCTTACGGCATCTCTCTTCTGATTCAGTAAAGCCTTTACCGAATCCTAAACTTTCTATGCCTTCCACGTTCTTGTCTTCACAGACGGCATCGTGGATAAGGCTTTCCAGGAAATCGGTAGAGTCCAGCACCACTGTCTTGTAAGGATGCTTCTCCTTGCCAAGCAGTGTGACTTTATCCATCACGTCCTGATACGTCGGGGACAATTCAAAGTGAGGTACGTCGATGTACTTCAAACCTTCTTCGGTGGTAACGAACACCGGCTTGGGAGCTTTGGCTGCCCAGGTACTCTTGCCGATGCCATTGGGACCGTAGATGTTTACCTTGACGGGTACCATACTTACCCCTTGTGTTATACCTTCTAATGTCATTTCTTTCCCCCGTAAGTGCCGATGGCGTAATTGAGATACCACACGGCTTTTTTTAGATCTTCCACTTTGCCCTTGTCCGGCGCACGCCAGATGTACTGCAAGGCACTGGCACGACAGAAGGCACGAATGCCGTTCTGACCGAGCATGGATTCAATTGCCTGGATGCTTTCAATCTGACCCTGCGTATAGTGTTTAGGCTGGTTAATTGCATCGTGAACGTCCTCTAAGGTTTTGTTTTCATTCATGACGCCAGTTTTAATTAATTCTTTTAATGTGTTCATGACGTTGCCTTCGGTGTCACGACGCGTATATAAGGTTTCTCGTCTATCTTTGTTCTTAAAGCGTCGGTTAAAGTGTTGTAGTGGTCGGGCCAATCGCGTCTTATATTTTTCATCAGCAACGTATCAACAATCCATTCCCGTTTGAAAGGCCACAGCGCTTCGTTGATGCCTGCCGTGTCAAAGATTTGTTGCAGCACAGTTTGGTCCCAGGTTTCTTTACGACCCAGCTTAACGATAAAATGTTCAGTGGTTTTGGAGCCACCGCTTTGCTTTAAAATTTGGATGGTCTGAGCTAGGTCAGGATGTTCAGCGATGCGCGCGGACAGGACCTGGGTTTGTTTAGCGAGTTCCCGTTTTTTCTCGTCGAGCCTTTCTTTCTGGACTCTGAGTTGAGCCAAAGAAGGCGTAGAAATACTTGAATGTTCGGTCATTTTTTCTCCTGTTTAATAATGCAGAGATAAGTTTATAACGAAAAGGCTTTGCAAGTCAACTATCTTTTTGTTACTATCCCCACTAACAAATTTCAACACAGGAAAACAATCATGACACTAACTGAATACGTAACAAAAATGGGACCGAAAAAAGTGGCTCACATGTTGGATCTGTCCCCTGGCACCGTCAATGCGTGGCGCTGGAAGGTACGTCAGCCAAGTGTAGAGAAAGCCATCGAATTGATGATAAAAACCGACGGGCTGTTGACGTGGGAGGATATCTTTCACGACGCCCGGCGCAAAGTTGAGGAAAAACTTGAACTAGAACAATCGATCGCGTAACCCTAACTGGAGAATGGAGTGGCGCTGCAATTAAATGCCAATCAAACGTGGGAGCAACTTGCTAAAGAGACTAAAGATGAAATGCTGGAGAGCTTCTGGGAACACGGTTTACACCTGATTCCATGCGGTTCTAAGCAGGATTTTATCCCCGAATACTTCCGTAGCAAACACCCGTTTGAAACCGAAGAGGAAGTCAAGATGCGCTGGTCGAAGACCCCGCGCGTTAAATGGTCTGATTATCAGCGTCGTCAACCCACCGAAGAGGAGCTGACCAACTGGTTAAAGATATATCCAGGCGCTAACTGGGCGGCGTTGACGGGCATTAACTTCGTGGTTCTGGACGCCGACTCACAGGAAGCTGTTGATTTCATTGAAGAAGGTAACACCACCCGTACTACCCTCAAACAATCCACTCCGCGTGGTGGTTTCCACTATTTTTATTCCATCAACACCAACCTCGAAGTACGTAACAGTGCTGGACACAATAAGTTAGACGTGCGTGGGACCGGCGGGTACGTTATGGTGTGTCCTTCCGAACATTACTTCTTCCACACCCCTGACACCTTGCCGATTGAATCGCTCGACGAACTGCCCTCGCTGACCCAACAAGATCTCGACGCCATTCATACTTTTAATAATAAAGGCAAGGTCGAATCCATCGTCAAACAACCACTGACCACCAAGGGCGTCGATACGGGAACGCGCAACGCTACCCTGTCACGCCTGGTCGGGCGTTGGATTCGTGAAGGGTGGGGACAACGCGAACTCTTAATCAAGGCACACGACTGGAATCAGAGCAATCAACCGCCAATGGCCATGGTCGAAGTCGCCACCACCGTGCAGTCGATCATCAACGGCCACATGAAACGTCACCCCGAAGACCTCGACGGCGGGGTTATCCGCTGGAACACGAGTACCTGGGAAGTGCAGCTCGGTGACGAACTGAAAGAAATACTGGAACAGGAAGATCCCATCCTCGATACCTCCGTCCCCGAGCCAGAGGGCGGACCGCTCGCTTTAAAATCCTACGCGGATAGAGAGTGGCAGGAGATGGACTCTGACGGCATCGAACAGTATTGGGGCGATGCCTTTATATTTGAACGTGCGCGTGTGCTGCTCATCGGCAAACCCAAGATCGGCAAGTCGCACTGGCTCGGCGCCTTCGCGGTAGCGGCAGCGACGGGGACC